ATCACAGGACGTGGTGCAGATTTATTAATCATTGATGACCCGCACTCGGAACAAGATGCAATGTCAGGTAAAGCATTAGAGTCGGCATACGAGTGGTATACATCAGGTCCACGACAACGTTTACAACCAGGCGGTAAGATTGTGCTAGTCATGACTAGATGGTCGACAAAAGATTTAACAGGCATGTTGGTCAAAAACCAAAGCGAAGTTAAAGCTGATCAATGGCACGTGGTCGAATTTCCAGCGCTCTTGGACCATGGACCAGTGTGGCCTGAATATTGGAAGCAAGATGAATTAGAGAAAGTTAAGGCAACACTGCCCGTTGCTAAATGGAACGCGCAGTGGATGCAACAACCAACATCTGAAGAAGGTGCAATATTAAAACGAGAATGGTGGATGAAATATACTCATGACGAGATACCACAACTACATCACGTTATACAATCTTACGATACAGCGTTCTTAAAAAAAGAAACAGCAGACTATTCAGCCATCACCACTTGGGGTATATTCTATCCTAGTGAAGATAGTGGAGCCTGTCTAATATTGTTAGATGCTATCAAAGGTAGATACGAGTTCCCAGAACTTAGGAGATTGGCCCTTGAACAATATAAATACTGGATGCCAGAAACAGTGATTGTTGAGGCAAAAGCATCAGGTTTACCTCTAACGTACGAGCTGAGGAAGATGGACATACCTGTTGTAAACTTCAGTCCGTCAAAAGGAAATGATAAGCATGCACGTGTAAATGCTGTTGCACCTTTGTTTGAATCTGGTATTGTATATGCACCTGATCAGAAATTTGCAGAGGAAGTCATTGAAGAGTGTGCTGCGTTTCCGTTTGGGGATCATGACGACTTGGTTGATAGTACAACTCAAGCGATTATGCGATTCAGACAGGGCGGTCTGATCGGACACCCTGAAGACTACGTCGACGAAAAGGTCGAAAAAATTAAAAGGAATTATTACTAATGGCAATAAGAGCAGGAATGTCCGTTAAAGAAGCTATCTTACAGCTTACACGAGGTTTTGAAAAAGTTATGGGTAGAAAACCAGACGGGCTAGAAAAAATAAAAATACAACAAGAAGCGGTTCAAAGATTAAAAAATTTAGAAAAAGTTGTCGACATGCAGGGCAACGTTATTGATACATCTAAAGGTATTATAGGTGGTAGACAGATTCAAGAGAATAAAGAATTTGGAAATGCCTTACGAGAGTATCTGATGAGAACAGATAACCCATATTCAGATTTAGTAAAAGAAACTAAGAAAGGACCTAAGACTCTTGAGCAAAGAAGAAAAGAAGCAGAGGAAGCTTTAAAAAATAAAAACGTTACACCAATAAAAGATCCAGAAGACATGGCACAAGGTGGACGTGCAGGGTTTGCAAATGGAGGTCCAGATGCACCAAGTATAAAATTAAATGCTCAAGGTAGTAGAACTGGTAGACAACAAATTGAAGGTGCACCAGAAGGTATTACTAGAGACGAAGAAACATTTAATGCAATCATAAGTGCAGACATACCAATATCTGAAAAAATTGATCTATTATCAAAGTTTCAATACGGAAAAGGTAGAACTAGAATTGAAAAAGATGGTCAAGAAATATTTTTAGATGAAGGTGGATCTAAAAGTAGAGACATTGGATTAGGTTTTAATAAAGAGGCTATGATTGAAGGTAGTGACAGTGAAGGTCTCGGTGGAGTTTTAATGTATAATTTAGAAACAGGCGAGCCTGAATTTAATATTGGATTTAAGAAAAAATTTGCAGATGGAGGCCGTGCAAACTTTGACAAAGGTGGGATGTCTAGAAGACAGTTTATAAAAATTATGGGAGGCCTTGCAGCGCTACCTATTGTTGGTAAATTTTTCAAAGGTGCAAAACCTGCAGCTAAAGTTGCAGAGGTTGCAACTAAAACACCAGCAGCACAACCACCAGAATACTTCTTTGATTTAGCAGCAAAAATTAAAGTGTTAGGCAAAGAGTCAAAATTAGGTCCACGAGAAAGAGTTAGAGAAATTGACTATAAAAATTATTCACTACAAGAAGATCTTGTGACAGGTGATATGACAATCGTAAAACGAAAAGGCGACCCTGAGTTTGGTTACGAAGAAGAAGTTATGGCGCTTAGAAAAGGTCAAGCAGATGAAACGACAAAAGGTAAAACACCACCAGATGAATATGAAGAACTTACAGTTAGACCAGACCCAGAGGGTAAGATGAAAGATGTTGAAGATGGTATTGAGCCAGAGAGTGTTAAAGAAATTATGGAAGAAGTAGGACAAGGTGGTGGTAATCTTGATCAAACAACTTTAGAAGAAATTGCACGAGGTAGATTAGCGTCTGGTGGAAGAGCATCTTTTTCAAAAGGTGGTATACGTACATATTTAAAAAATTTATTAAATTTTTTAGCTGAAAAGGAAGGTAAAAAAGGTTCAGATCAGTTAAGAGTATTAAATCCTAAATCGTTTCCTAGAAAAATTAGAACTAATATGAGTGCTAAAAATCTTAAAGATGTAGAAGCTAATAGAGCAGAATATCTTCAAAGTTTATTAGATATGTTAGAAGCGGATAAAAGAAACATGGCAAAAATGAAGGGGACAGCAGATCAAGTATTTAAAGAATCTATAAAAGAAGCTATGGCCGCTGGTGATACTGAAAAAGTAGAATTACTTAAAAAAGCTGGTAGAGATTTAATAAGAGTTCAACAAGAAAAAGGTATACCTTATTTAAAAATATTAAGACAGTTTGAAGATACAAATATTGACGATACAATTGCAGAGGGTCAAAAGATGTTAAAAGATTTTCAAATTAAAAAAGGTCTTAGAAAATTAAACGCATCTGGTGGCGTTGCAATGATGTTAGGAGAATAATGAATCCATTAAGATTTAAACAAGCGATGGATTACCTGACAAGGATCAAGAAAGTTAAACCAGATCTTCCAGAAGTTTTTCCCGCAAGCAAAGCACCTATACCACCAGTTAGAAAAGATGTTAAAGATATAGAGGCTATCAATAGATTTGTAAGAGACAATCCACGACAAGATATGGCAGGTGGTGGTATGTTAGTGCAACCAGGTTTTGATGGTGTGAGGCAAGGATATGCTGGTAAGGATAAAAAGGTATTAGACAAAGATACTATTAAAAAAATAAAAGATAAAATTACTTTAAAGCCCGGACAAAAATGGAACTTTTATGATCCTAAAAAAAATCCAAAGGGACATACATATGGTGTTCCAAAAGGAGACCCTAAATACGATATTGCAAGAAATTTAAAACCTGGAAGACTAGAAACTAAATTAAAAAAAGCCACAGAAAAATATCAAGAAATAAAAGCTAATCCTAAATTGTTATTTGAAAAAAAAGAATATGATAGAGAATTGTATGCGAGTAGAAGAAGTGAAATTTTAGAAAATCGTAGATTAAAATATGAAACAGACAAAGAATTTAGAGAAAAAAAACTAGAGTGGGCCAGACAAGATAAAATTAAAAATCCTGAAAAATATAAACAAAAACTAAACGATTATTTTGCAAAGAAAGGAAGGTTTCCTCCCGGAAATAATTATAAAGAAAATGTTTGGAGAGATATGTTTAGATCATCACAAAAATTAGGACAAGAAAGATTTTTACTTGTAGATGAAAAAGGTAATTTGTTAACTCAAGATAAGTTCCCAAAAGTAGATGGTAAAGTAAGATGGGATGTTGGTGGTGCTTATAAAAAAATAAAATTTTATGATACAGTCACAAAACAATTTGTAAAATTAGATAATAGTATTAAAGGTAAAGGAATTACTTTTGAAAAATATTTAGATCAAAAATCTGTTGGAGGCAAAGGTGCTTACAAAAATGCCATTAATGGATATAGAAATAAAGACGATATAAAAAATTTAAGTTTTAAAGATTCAAAAGGTAAAACAATTCGTCTAGGAACCATAGTACAAGAAAGATTAAATGATGGTGTAAATTATATTAATAGTGGTGTAAATGTCCAACACCCTGATCTTAATAACGCTTTTTGGAAAAATGAAGTTACATTAGCATCCGCAAATAATAAATTAAATAATTTAGAGATGACTTTAGAAAGACAATTAAGAAACGCTGGTGATAATATTGCTGCTAGAAATAAGGCATTAAATACTTTTAGTTCTGAAATTAATAAACAACCAGGTGGCATAACTAAAATTATTGAAGGAGAAACTTTAGGAGTAAAACCAACAGCAAAATCAGTTGTGGAAGCTGTTGGTAAAGAAACTAAATTAACTAGATTTAAGGATTTTCAAAATCTTTTAGCATCACTTGGTGATGGTTCGTGCGCTGTAGAGTTTGGTCCTAAAAAAAGAGATGGTGGTAGAATAGGTTATGCAACTGGAACTGCTAGTCTTACTAATTGTATCGAAAGTGGTGCAAAAAATTTTAACGATGGTAAATTTAAAACAGCAGATCAAGTGCAAGATGCAGCAAAAATTTTAAGAGGTGGTCGTGCGGTAATAAGTGGGCTTATGAAATATGGTATAATACCAGAACTTGCATACGTAGGATTAGAGGCTGCTGGTAGAACTTTGTTAGGAGAGAAACCAACTAATTCTCTTTTAAAATCTATAGACACACTTACGTTTGGTGCAACTGATTTTGGATCAGGCATAGAGGCAGAAAAGTTTGGTAAATTTTCTGACCAAAAATTAGCTGTGGATAAATTTAGAAATAGCCAAGCCTTGGTAAACTCTTTGCAGAGCAACTTAAAAAATTTAGAAACCATAAGTAATCAAGGTGGTGAAGATTACATTGGTGATTTATCTGCAGATATACAGGTGACAAAAGCACGATTACAAAAAGCACAAAAATCATTACAAGAAAATACAGTTTCGCCCGATATATTACAATTTATAGATAGAAAAGGACAAGAAATTGCTGATACACAATTAGCTAAATCACGTTTTTCAAAAGCTGGATTAAAGGATCAACTAGAGGGTATACCTGGAATATCAGATTACACAGATACAGAACCAGCTCGTATATTTCCAAAACAACGTGAAGTAAATTTAAATTTAGATATGTTTCCACAATTTTCAGATGCTACAGATTTTATGCAATTAAAAACTGATGACGCAATAAATTTAGCACAATCATATAGATCAGAGGGTCAAGATGTGTCAGCAAAAGATATATTAGCTTACAGAGATTCATTAAGAAATGCTCCTTTATCTGAACTTGCTAAAACATATGGAGATGAACAGATTTATGGAACACAAGGTGCAGACGTTTTACAACCATTAGCAGGCGGTGGTATAGCTAAACTAGCTGGTGTAGATTCAGGACCCCCACCAGCATCTGGCCCCAACTCACAAGGGTTGCAAGGTCTGATGAAACGTGTTAAGAGAATATAGGAGTATAAATGGCAGATATAGATAAAACACTCCCTAACACTCGAACTAAAATTGATATTCCTACAGAAGAGGAAATCAAAGAAGTTAGTGTTGAGGAAGAGATAGTAGATAAACCACCTGTAGAGGTAA